ACCAAATCCGAAAACAAATTTTAGGGATTGTGTAATGACTAAGCCAAACCAAGATGCGATAGGCATGCTTCCATTTAAGCAATCTACTGTGTCATTGCAAGTACAGGAACACTATAAAACACCAATGTTGTTACTTGGCTATCAACAGCGATGGTGTGCAGATTTAACCCCGGTCAAAGTGTGCGAAAAGTCTCGCCGTATCGGTTTGTCATGGGGTGAAGCTGCAGATTCTGCACTGTTTGCTGCGTCTCAAAAAGGTATGGATACCTGGTACATAGGTTATAACAAAGATATGGCACAGGAGTTTATCCGTGATTGTGCCGATTGGGCTAAAGCTTATGGATTGGCTGCAGGTGAAATTGAAGAAACAGAAGAAATTTTTAAAGAAGGCGATGAAGAAAAAGCGATTCTTGCCTATGTTATCCGATTCTCTAGTGGTTGGCGTATTACTGCACTGTCATCCCGTCCATCAAACTTAAGGGGTAAACAAGGTCGTGTAATTATCGACGAAGCAGCATTCCATGATGATCTACCGGAATTACTCAAAGCTGCTATGGCATTACTCATGTGGGGCGGTCAAGTACATATTATCAGCACCCATAACGGTGTAGATAATCCCTTTAATGAATTAGTTAATGAAGTACGTGCTGGCAAGAAGCCATACAGCTTGCATACCATTACTTTTGATGATGCCATTAAAGACGGTTTATATCAGCGAATTTGCCTGCGATTAGGACGTACTTGGTCACTGCAAGCACAAGATGAGTGGGTGGCTGAAATACGTGCTTCTTACGGAGATGCAGCCGCAGAAGAATTAGATTGTATTCCTCGTAACTCTGGCGGTGCTTGGCTTACACGTGCCCTAATTGAAAGCCGTATGAATGCGGATACGCCTAGACTTTGCTTGGAGAAAAAAGATGAGTTTGCCCTACAGCCAGAACCAATTCGTAATAGAGAAATTGCACAGTGGTGTGATGAAAATCTTTATCCGGTATTAACGGCACTACCTGAAAAGCAAAGGCATTTTTTAGGTATGGACTTTGCTCGTAGCGGTGACTTATCCGTTATCGCTATTGGGCAGGAACAATCTGATCTCCGTCTCAAAAATGTATTGTTATTAGAGCTCTCTAATATACCGTTTGCGCAACAAGAACAGATTTATTTCTATATTGGTGATCGTTTACCGCGTTTTAGTAAAGCCGCTAATGATGCTCGAGGCAATGGACAAAGTTTGTCAGAAAAAGCTTTTGATCGTTATGGCGCAATTGTAGAAGGCGTAATGCTAAGCGAAAGCTGGTATCGCGAACACACCGCCCCGTTTAAAGCCGCTTTAGAAGATGACACGCTTTTTGATATTGTAAAAAATGATGATGTATTAGCAGACTTACGTGCTTTTCAAGTAGTAAAAGGCATTCCACGCCTGCCGGATAAACGCACTGTCGGACAAAATAAAACCAAACGCCATGGTGATGCGGCGATTGCGTATCTATTGCTGCATTATGCTTACCGTACCGACCAAAGTTTTGAGATCAATTTTCGTTCTACAGGTACAAGAACAACCACTCAATTATTCAATAACAATAGTTTTGAGCGCGTTCGTACAGGGCGAGGTTTTGGTTCAATTCGCGGTGGTAATGACTTCAGAGGATATTAAATATGTCAGTTAAAGACTGGTTTAAAAGTAAAAATAAAAAGCCGGAGCTTAACCGTGAAATTGCGGCAACAGGTGATGGATTGGATATTACTAAAGGTTATGTTGGTGCATTAGCAGAACCGGAAGACGGCGTATTACGAGGTCGTGGAGGCGGTGATTTAAGTTTATATGAAGATGTATTGAGCGATGAAGAAGTCAAACGCACTTTCAGCCAACGACAAGATGCATTAGTCGCTCGTGAATGGGTGGTAGAGCCTGCTAGCGATGAACCGCAAGATATTGCAGCGGCAGATTTTATCCGTGATTGGGTAAACCAAATTGGATTTGATCGTATTAGTAAACTGATGCATTACGGCATATTCTACGGTTATGCGGTCGCTGAATTACTGTATCGAATCAATGAAGACGGAAAATATATTGCGGATATTAAAGTACGTAACCGACGTCGTTTTCGTTTTACGCCCAAAGGTGAATTACGTTTATTAACACGTGAAAATCAGACTGAAGGTATCGAATGTCCGACACCCTATTTTTGGACATTCTGCGTAGGTTCTGACCATGATGATGAGCCTTACGGTATTGGGCTTGCGCACTGGCTTTATTGGGCAAGTAAATTTAAACGTAACGGCGTAAAATTTTGGCTAATTTTTTTAGAAAAATTCGGTATGCCGACCGCACTTGGACGGTATCAACCAAATGCGTCTATTGAAGAACAAAATAAATTATTGGAATCCTTGTACGCAATCCAATCTGATAGCGGCATTATTGTGCCAGCAGATATGCCCATTGAATTACTCAGTGCTGGACGTAGCGGAACGGGTGATTATAAAGCCTTATATGACACCATGAATGAGACTATCCAGCGTGTCGTATTAGGACAAACATCATCATCTGGAGGTACTCCAGGTAGATTAGGCAATGATGATTTACAGGAAAAAGTGCTGGGATCCATTATTAAAGCCGACTCTGACGTTATCTGCGAATCCTTTAACCGTGGTCCGGTAACCTGGCTTACGCAAATGAATTTTTCTAACGCTAAGCCACCGCGTATATTCAGAATGTTTGAAGAATCAGAGGATTTAAACGAAAAAGCTGAACGAGACAAAAAAGTATTTGAGACAACAGGTTATCGTCCGACCTTAAAACAAATTCAAAGTTCATACGGTGGTGAATGGGAAAAGGCGGAACGTTTAACCGATTCTACAGAGAACAGCAAAAGTGCGGTCAAAAATAAGGTTGATTTTGCACATATTGTAAGTGATGAACAAGATATACCCGCACAAATGGTAAACCAGCTAGATAATACCCTTGCACCAGTAATTGATGACTGGGTAAGCCAAGTACGGGCATTAGCAAATAATGTTGAATCTCTTGAACAGTTACGTGATGAATTATTAACCTTAATGCCTGAAATGGATTTAGCCCGTTATATCGAAGCAATGGAAATTGCACTTAGTGCGGCACATTTAAGCGGGCGTGAAGCGGTGGTAAGTGAGGCAAAACAAAATGGATAATATCATTTACGGCAGTGTCCCATTCAACGAACAAATTGCATTTTATCGGCGTAAAATTCCGACACCAACAGCTACATGGACTGATATTTATAATGCAGAACATGATTATGCTGCCGTTGTTGCTGGGGCAAATCGCCGTGAAATTATTGAAGATTTTGCCAAATCTATCCAAGACTTCATCGAAAATGGTAAAACACTGGAAGATTTTCGCAAGGACTTCGACAAAATTGTGGCAAAACACGGTTGGCAATATAACGGTGGGAGAAACTGGCGTAGTCGAATCATTTACGAAACGAATTTACGTAGTAGCTATCAAGCTGGGCGTTATGCGCAACTGCAAGAGTTAAAAGAAACCATGCCCTATTGGGAATATGTTCACAGTGATGCAGTCACCCATCCAAGAGTTGAACATATGCACTGGGATGGTCTGATTTTACGCCATGACGATCCATGGTGGAAAACACATTTCCCTATTAATGCCTGGGGGTGTCAATGCACTGTGATTGCTCGCAGTCAAGCCTATATGGATAAATTAGGGTTAAAACCGGATAACGCACCGGCGATTGAATGGGAAGAAAAGTTGATTGGTAGACGAGGTCTAAACCCACGTTTAGTTAAAGTACCAAAAGGGATTGACCCTGGCTTTGAGCATATACCGGGTGCTTCTCGACTTAATGCTCATACACTACCACCGCTAGATAATAATGAGCAACCGCGCAAAGTAACGTTTTATCCACACCGTAAAGATACGCCGATTCCAATGCCGCAACCACGTACGATTTCGCATAAATTAATCTTACCGGCTGATAAGGATGACGCATTTTATATTAACTCGTTCCTATCGGAATTTGGTGCAACAAAGGAAAATCCGGTGATCTTTCAGGATATTATTGGTGAGCCTTTAGTGATCAGTGAGACGTTATTTACCTCACGAAGCGGTCACACAAAAGTGAAAAAGTGTGGACGTGAAGTTTATTTGAAAATACTTGCACAGGCACTTAAAGCACCGGATGAAATTTGGGTACGAGCAGAACATCATCACCATTTAAATTTATTAATTGTACGTCGTCGTTATATTGCCCGTTTTAAGCTAGATGACGGTAAACAAGAAGTACCTGCGCTGGCAGTATTTGATGTTGGCAAAGACGGTTGGGAAGGTACTACGATTTTTGCGCCGGATAATAGCGAATATCTTGAACAAGTACGCACAGGCATTATGCTGTATTACCGCGATGAAGAGTAAAAAAAACTCACCCGCCGCCACAGGTGAGTTTCGCCGGGTGTGGGATTGGAGGTCTTGGCGGAGACTGCCCACCCGATACGAACTAATTGCATCATAGGAGATAACATGAGTGGCGTCAAGGTTGAAATCAATACCCAACAGCTTACTACTATTTTAAATAAAGCAGTTCAAACTTTAGCTAATCCAAAAGCTATGTTTGGTGAGATGGGGGAAACTTTATTAGAGATCCATAGTATCCGATTTACGCAACAGCAAGCACCTGACGGTACGCCTTGGCAACCATTAGCGGATTGGTATAGAGATAGTAAGAAATACAATCAAGATAAAATTCTCACCCTACACGGTGATCTACGCGGTACATTACGATATCAAGCAGATAATCATGGTGTGATATTTGGTTCCGACCGTCCTTATGCGGCAATTCATCAATTTGGCGGTACGATAAAACCTAAAAATAAAAAAATATTAAAACTGGGAACATCATATGCACGAAGTATCATAATTCCTGCTCGTCCATGGCTTGGTATTTCTGCTGACAATGAACAACGATTAATTGAAATCGCACGTAATCACCTTGAAAACGCATTTAATGCATAAAACGCTTGTAAAGCTATTTTAATGTTTATTCTATAAATGATTACTTAGATACTTTTTAAGGTGTTTATAAACATTTATAAACGCCTTAAATGCAAATAAATCATCTCATCACTTACTCATTATATTTTTTCCTACCAAATACATTCTAGACGCGTCCAAAATACAAATGCGTTCCTGCCTGTCATACTGACTTCATTGAATTAACCACAAATATATTATCGAAATGAAACTCACAAAGATGCCGATTATGAAATTAGGCACGCATACTGCGATGGATGGGCGTGCGATTTCTTTTACGACAGATATGCTTAATGACATTGCTGGCAGCTATGACCCGCAATTATCCGAATCTCCGATTGTTATCGGACATCCGACATTGACTGCTCCAGCATACGGCTGGGTGAAACAAACTAGCGTGGAGGACGGCACTCTTTACGCCCACGTAGGGCAAGTTGATGCAGCCTTTGCTGAAGCGGTCAATGAAGGTCGTTATAAAAAACGTAGTGCTTCAATATTTTTACCTGATACTCCAGGTAATCCGAAGCCCGGTCATTATTATTTACGTCACATTGGTTTCTTGGGTGCAGTGCCACCTGCAGTTAAGGGACTCGCTGATGTGAATTTTGCTCAAAATGTTGAAGGCGAAAATGCATTTGTGGATTTTGCCTTTGATGAATTATCCGAAAAAAATAATTCAACTGATATCAAGGAGAACATAATGGATAAAACCAAAGAACAAGAAGCCGCTGAAAAACAGGCGCAGGAAATAGCAAAACGTGAAGCTGACTTTGCTGCCCGTGAAGCCGCACTAAAGGAACGTGAAGAAAAAATAAAGGCAGCAGAAGCTGAAAAAGCCAAAGCTGAAAAGGCACTAAAACAAAAAGAAGCAACGGACTTTGCTGAACAAATGGTAAAAGACGGCAAGGTATTTCCAGCGCAAAAAGCGGCATTAATTGAAGTCTTAGTAGCCAATGCGGCTCAACCGATTTCTTTTTCGGATGGTTCACAAACTGTCTCGAAATCTGCCTTAGATGTGATTAAAGAAATCATTACACAAAAACCATTGGATTTTGCTGAAAAATCCGCACCGGAAGTAGGTTCTAGTAAAGCCGTAGATTTTGCCAATGGTGAATCTATTGCTCAGGCAGCAGCACAATACCACGCTGAACAGGCAAAAAAAGGCATCAATATCTCAATGACTGATGCAGTTGATTACATTATGCAAGGATCCCAAAAATGACTCAAGTTACCCAATTAACCATAGCTTATCTGACTGAAGGAAAAATCGAAGGCTACCATATTGTTTGTCATGGTGAAGAAAAAGAAACAGCCAAACAAGCCACAGCTGCTACAGATAAATTACTCGGTGTCTCTACCCGAGTACCGAAAGAACCAGGTGAACACGTTGATGTCGTACGCAGTGGCTTAGCGCCAGTAGTGTACGGAGAACAAATCAAACGTGGCGACTACTTGACTACTGATAATAAAGGGCGTGCGGTCAAGGCGACTGATAAACAAGCCTATATTGGTATCGCTGAAGAAGATGGTGAAGAAGATGAAATCTGTTCACTATTTATTGCACCAGGTATTTTTGTAGCGTCGTAATCTCTACAAGAATGAAATGCTTTTACATATTTTGAACAAGGAAAAATACAATGAGTAAAGCTAATTTCCCTACTGATCCCGCACTCACTGCAATCGCTATTGCTTATCGAAATCGCCGTATGATTGCAGATGAAGTGTTACCTCGAACGCCAGTTGCCAAACAAGAATTTACGTATCTTCACTATAACCTCGGTGAAGGTTTTACTGTACCGAATGCCCGTGTTGGTCGTACGTCACGTCCGAATCAAGTGGAGTTTGGTGCAACACAACTAACGTCATCCACTGAAGATTTTGCACTCGATGCCCCAGTACCATTAGTAGATATTGCTAATAAGCCGACAAACTATAACCCGAAAGGACGCGCTACAGAACAAACGACAAATTTAATTGAATTAGGTCGAGAAGTACGTACAGCAAACCTAGTTTTTAACAAAAAATCCTATGCCAATGGATTAACAAAAACGTTATCTGGCAATAACCAATGGTCACATGATGACAGTAAACCGATCGCAGATCTATTAAGTGCATTAGATACCCCGGTTATGCGACCGAATATTATGGTATTAGGTCAAAAAGCGGCAACAGCATTACGTACCAATAAATCTATTATTAAAGCGTATAACGGCTCTTTAGGTGATGAAGGACTTGTTCCGCTTGAATATCTCAAAGAATTATTTGAACTGGAAGATATCTATGTCGGTCAGGCGTTAATCAATACTGTTAATCAAGCCAAAAAAGCAGTCCTTCAGCAGGCTTGGGGAAATCATTGTGCCTTGATTTACCGTGATCGTTTAGCGGATACCAATGGTGGAACAACCTTTGGGCTGACAGCACAATTTGGCTCTCGTGAAGTACGTGATATTTTCGATGAAAATATGGGAATGCGTGGTGGCTATAACGTCCGTGTTGGTGAATCTGTGAAAGAGCTAATCACGGCTCCTGATCTTGGTTTCTTCCTTGAGAATGTTATTGCTTAGGCACTGTTATGTACATCAATCTAAAACAGTTATGTGAAAAACCAGGTGTGGTTGAGCTGGCGCAAGTTACGGCTCAACCCGGTTTAGCCCCTGTTTCTCATCAGGTATTAAATGCTTTGTTACAAGGTGATGAAACTAAGCAGTTTCCGACAACAGAAGTTGAATACGGATTAACGATCATTACTCGGATTAATGAAGTCATTGCCGATAGCTGTGCATTAATTGATGGTTATTTGCGCCAACGTGGTTATCGCATACCTTTTAAAAATACACCTCGTATTTTAACGACATGGGCAAGAGCAATAGTTCGTTATAACTTGCATTTGCACCTAATTTCAGAAGAAAAAAATAATCCGATTGTACGTGATTATCGCGATGCATTAAAAATGCTACAACTGGTTGCAGAAGGGAAATTTAGCCTCGGGCTTGAAGACACCTTAACGTTGAAATCTGGTCGTCCCAAATTTGTTAAAAAAGACCGTGTATTTACGGACGAGAGCTTGAAAGACTATGTTTAATTCGACCGCACCTTTTGATTTAAAACTAGTAATTGAAAAACTAAAGCCCCTGATGCCTACATATATTCATCATGTAGGTAGCACAGCGGAATATCGTTCAATTTCTAATTTAAGCCAAACAGGACTACCAACTCCGGCAGTATATGTGGTTCCTAATAGTGAAATTGCTCACCAAAGTGATATTGCTGTACGCCAAATGGTAACTGTCAGTTTTTCGGTCATTGTGATTGTGCAATCTTATCAGTATAGCCCGGATAATCCACAGCTTGCACTTTCACACCCGGTAATTGGCAAAATCCGTGAACAATTAATGGGATGGACTCCCCCTATTTCTGGAGCAAAACAAACTTTTTTTGTACGTGGAGATGTATTGGATTACAGCAATAGCTATCTCGCCTGGATGGAGACTTATCAAACTAAAATGCTTATAGGTAAAAGCAGATGAAAGAGATTAAATTAATCAAAACTCATATTCACGCCGGTGTGACCTATTCTCCTGGTGATAAATTACAAGTTAGTGATGCTGATGCAGCATTCTTAATACAGCAACAAGTCGGTCTAGTAATCGGTTGTAGTGAATTCCAATCTTCAGTAGAAACGAAAAATGCAACAGCCATTCCACTAGAGAACATTGCTTCTGAAGATAGTGTAATGCCGTCCGATAACCACATTCAATTTGAAGATAAAGGAGAAAATTAATGAGAACAGAAAGTTACAGCTACGGTCAAGGTGCGGTTTATCTTGCTGAACGTTTGCCAAACGGACAACCTGGTGCATTCCGCTGGTTAGGTGATGTATCAGAGCTATCCGTATCGTTAAGCGTTGAAGAATTTACACATAAAGAGTCATACAGCGGTCAGCGCCAAGAAGTGAAGAAAATCATCACGGGTAAATCAGGTGAAGTTTCAATCAAATTCCACGAAATGAGCAAAGAGAACCTAAGTTTGATGTTATTAGGTGAAGCCAGCTCGGTGGAAAGCGGTAAAGTCACAGACGAAGCATTACCGAAAGAAATCAAAACAGGTGATCGTATTGTTCTTGCACACCAGAATGTCAGCGAAGTGAAAATTGCGGGCATGGAAGAAAATACTGATTTTGTGGTTGATAGCATTTTTGGTGCTGTCGAGTTCTTAAAAGAGAAAAAGAGTAACTCAGCAACTGTTGCATACAGCTACGGTAAGGTCGAAATTATTTCGATTTTAACTTCGAACCCGAAAGATTTATTCCTCCGCTTTGAAGGTATTAACTTAGCCGAAACGAATGAATGGAGTCTTGTTGAGTTGTACAAAATCAACTTCAATCCGACAGAAGCCTTGAATTTAATCAACAACGAAAATGCGCTAGATGCACTAAGTGCGAAAGCAAAAGTGTTAGCCGATACAACTAAGACTGGCGATAGCACGCTCGGTCGATTCGGGCGCGTTGTTAAGATTAAAAAATAACGCATTCTCCTGCCCCTAAATACTAGGGGCTTTTTTGAACCCAATAAAGGCGTAATTATGCAAAAAAATGATGAATTAAATGTGTTGTTCCCGAATGAGAAAATCACTATTGCGGGCGAAGAAATCGAAGTCAAAGAATATTCACTCATCCAGCAATTACAGCACCGTGCGTTGTTTATGCCATTTGTTACGGCATTGCGCAGCACGTTAAGCAAAGCTGAAGCGGAGTTTGGTTTAGATGGTTTAATGAACCTTATTGCAGAACATTACCAAGAGATACTGCATTTAGTCAGTATTTCGGTGGGTAAACCGCTTGAATGGGTACAGAATCTGACAGGCGAAGATGCAGAAACGGTGTTAATGATGTGGTGGACGGTAAATAGCGATTTTTTTACCCGTCAGGCGGTGCAGCCAATGTTGGAGAAAATGGTGCAGAAATCAGCTGGGGAGA